GCGAAGCTCATCAGGTAGGGCGGCGCCAATTCGGGAATGACGTTGTTCATTCTGGATCGTGGTGCCTCGGTGTGGAGCTCGGCGAGGGCGAGTGGAAGGCTTTTCAAGACGGGCAACTAAACGCCTTTTCGATTGGTGGGATCGGCGTGAGACAACCGTTGACTAAGGATCAGATGCCGAAAGTGACGTTTGTGGATTACGTAGGAAAGGCACTTGATGAAGCCTAAAGAATTGACCTCTCTCGCCGCCGAAGTTTTCGAAGTGTCCCTTGTCGGCAAGGGCGCAAACAAGAAAAAAAGATTTCCAATATGCAAGGAGGAGTCGGCCGCGATGAACGAAATAATCGATGCCGTTTTGAAAACGGAGTTTGCGGAAGAAGAAAAAATCCTCTCCGAATCAGTGGCGAAAGACTTGGACGAAAAAGCAGGCGCCGCGCTTACCAGCGCCGTGCGTTTGTTCGCAGGGTTCAAGGATGTTTTGCCGAAGGACGCCGTTGCCGTGCTGGCTAAGGCTGCTGGATTTCCTACCGAGGAACCCGTAGCGAAGGCCGCCGTGACTTGTCCGAAATGTGGAGCGGAATTCAACGTTGAAACGGAAACGGAAACAGAAACCGAGGGGGAGATGCCCACCTCGAAAAGTATGGAAGGGGATGCAATGAGCGACGAAATCAGAAAAGAACTTGATGAGCAACTCACCGCGCTTCGTGCGGAGAATGAGCAGATCAGAAAAAGTTTGAAAGACGAGCAGGATGCCCGCGTTCTGGCGACTTGGAAAGAACGGGTCTCCAAAGACCTGGCGCACTATCCTGGCAAGTCTTTCGACGAGATGGCGCAATCACTCAAACGTTTGAGCGATGTTGATCCTTCGATTGCCGAGGATCAATTCGCAACCATGAAGGCGGCGAGCGCGGCGCTGGCTCTCAGCCCGATGCTTCGTGAAGCCGGTCGAGTGAACAAGGGAACAGAAATCAGCGCTGACGATAGCGCATGGGACAAAATCGTGAAAATGGCAAACGGACTTGTTCAGAAGTCGGCCGATATCAATCTGACCGAAGCGAAGGCGATTGACGCCGTTCTGAAAACCGAAGCCGGGCGTAAATTGTACGCGGAACATCAGCAAGAAAACCCCGTCCAAGAGGGTTAATCAGGAGGTAGGAACATGGCATATGAAGGTGTTTTGACTTGTTTGCCGGGCGGGGTTGCTGGCGAAGATCTTTCGACCAAGCAATTCTATTTCGGTAGAATCAGCACGAATGGTGCTGTGGTACGTGCATCGACTTTGGGCGAGTACGTCGACGGCGTGATTCAAAACGATCCGGAATCAGGACAGGCTTGCGAGTTCGCGATCTCCGGAGTGAGCAAGGTCATCTGCGGCGCGGCCGTTACGGCAGGCGACAAAGTACAGACCAACGCGCTAGGCAAGGCGATTACCGCCGCCGCCGCCGCAACTGCGGCGTCTAAGCGCTCGACCGTCGGGCCGTTTGATCTCGCGGCAGGCGCCACGATGATCATCGATGTGAACAACGCAGGCAACGCTACGGCTACTTTCGACGCCGCCGCCGGATATGTGATTGACACTACATCTTATCCGTGCGCGGACCAGACCAGCTTGACCGTGAAGTTTGCGGTTGACGGTGGCGCTCTTCAGACCGTCACGTTTGGGACAGCCACTACCGCCGCGCATATCATCGCCGCGATCAATACGCAATGTGTTGGCGTAGCCGCGGCTGCCGATACCACGCACGTTAAAGTTACCTCGGATACTCTGGGCACCGGCTCGACAATCGCGGTTACCGCGGGCACGAGCGCATTGACTTGGAACGCGGCTGTCGCTGGTACCGGCGACGTTCACAACATCGACGCCGTAACAGCGACGGAGATCGAAACGATTGTCGAATACGACACCACCGCCGAGATCCTGGTTAATTCGGATGGGTCTTTTACCATCTACTCGCCATCAACTGGCTCCGCCAGTGAATTGGATTTCAAGTCGGGAACCGTGTTGACGCCTTGTGGTCTTTCGGTCGAAGTTCTCACCGGTTCGCCGAACGGAACTTTTTCATGTGGTAGGGCTCTCGAATCTGGTACGACTGGCGCACTCATTCCCGTGCTGCTCTCCACGTCGACCTTGAACGGATAAGGAGAAACAAATGAGTCAACCAACCAAATCAGATGTGCATGTAAATAAGCCGCTGACAAACATCAGCATCGCCTATTTGCAGGATCAGACGCAGTACATCAGCGCCAAGGTTTTTCCGAACGTCCCCGTTCAAAAACAAAGCGATGTGTATTTCAAATACGACAAGGGCGAATGGCACAACGCGAACGCGAAGCCCCGCGCCCCCGGCACCGAGTCTGCGGGTACCGGCTACACGCTGAGCAATGACACGTATTTTTGCAAGCCCTTCGCATTGCACAAAGACGTTCCGGACCAGCTCCGCCAGAATGCGGATCAGCCGCTCGATATGGACCGCGACGCCACACTGATCACGACCCGAAGCATTTTGCTCACTCAAGAAAAAGATTGGATGACAAACTACTTCACCACGGGCGTGTGGGGCGATGACGTTGACGTATCGATGGGCACCCAGTGGAGCGCCTCGGGGTCGACCCCGATTTCCACGCTGTGCACCTACGTCACCAAGGTCGAGAAAAATACTGGGTTCAAGCCGAATACCCTGGTGATCTCCAATGACGTATGGGCTGCCATTCGAAACAACGCGGATTTCCTGGACAGGATTTCCGTCACCGTCGACAAAATCATGACAACCGACCTGCTCGCCCGTCTGATCGAAGTCGAGCGCGTATTCGTGTCGAGCGCGGTTGAGAATACCGCGAAAGAGGGCCTCACCGCCTCTATGAATTGGCTTTCGAGCAAAGGCGCGATGCTTTGTTATGCCGCTCCGAATCCCGGTTTGATGGCGCCCTCCGCTGGTTACACGTTCTCATGGTCTGGGCTGTACGGCGCTGGCGACAACGGACTGCGCACCCTGAAATTCAGAATGCAGCACCTGGCATCGGATCGCGTCGAAAGTGAAATGGCCTATGATCAGAAACTCGTTGCGAGTGATCTTGGCGTGTTTTTTCACAAGTGCATAGCGTAAGGAGTGGCCAAAATGTGGATCGCATTGAAAGACCAAACCGTTCGCCGAGCAGGTAGCTACGTCGATATCAAGGCGGGCGAAGCGATTCCCGAAGCGGAAAATTGGCCCAATCGGTCGGCTTGGGAACGGCGGAAATTTATCAAGCAGATCTCAAGCGATGTTCTGCCCGTTCCCAAGGCTGCCATTACAGGGATTGCCCCCGTAGTGGTTGCCGAGATTCCCGAGCAGGTGGAAGTTGAGAAGCCCAAGCGCGGCAGGCCGCCGAAGGCACAAACCAAGCCGGTGTTTGTGGATCTGGATGAGTTGGCATGAGCTGGTCTTACTCAGGGAACCCAGCGAGTAGCGAGCGCGACACCGTTCGGTTTCTCGTTGGGGACACTGACACAAACGATCAAAAGGTTGCGAACGAAGAGATCACATATGCTCTCAGTGTATGGTCAACGGTTGAATTGGCGGCGGCGCTGGTGCTCTACAGCCTCGCCGCCAAGTTCAGCTCTTCCGTTAGCACATCTTTCGGAGGAGTTTCAACGAGCTGTTCAGATGTTGCGAAGGCATATGCGGAGCGAGCAAGCGCGCTTGACCCCATGGGCCTTGTAACGAGCAGGGGATCGCACGTTCTCCCAAGTTTTGGCGGTCGGTCGGTTGGCGAAAAAGAGAGCTTGAATAGCGACACCGACGCCGTTCAACCCAGTTTTTATCGTGGTATGGATGACTACCCGGGTGGCCCCGGAGATGGTGGACTATGGGATCCGTATCGACGCGCATAATTGACACCGATAGAGGGTGGAAAAAGCTCGTCAAGCAGGCGCTCGGGCTCGGGCCGCGCACTGCGATTGCTGTTGGCGTCCAAGGAGAACAGGCGGCGGTTGATCATGGTGGACCTACGAACGTTATGGTGGCATCTGTTCACGAGTTTGGGGCAGGTGCTATCCCGGAGCGCTCGTTTATTCGTTCGACGGTAGATAAGCAGCAAGGCAAGTATGACATACGGATCAAAAACGCGGTAGGTGGGTTTTTCGATGGCGGGGGCACTCTCAAGGGCGAGCTAATGCTCATCGGCGAGGAGGCTCGCCTGGATATTATCAACACGATTCGAGACAACATACCGCCGCCGTTGAAGGATGAAACCATTGCTCGAAAAAAGGGAAAAGACACCGCACTGATCAACACCGGACAATTGCTGAACGCCATCTCTTACGAGATATGTGATCCGCGGACGAAGAGGGGGATTTAATGCAGCCCGAGCAATGCATTTACAAAGCGGTTTTGTCTCGGGCTACTCGGATCCCTGTCCTTCGGCACTATCCAGGAACGCATGACGAAAATGGACGGTGGAGCGATAGAGAACCGACTCAGGAATATGTGCGGGCGGTAGTGTATCCAGCGACCGGTGAAGATCTTGAACTCGCGGACGAAGGCAGCAACATCAATGAGATGGTGGCGATCTACACGGTCGACCAGCTAAGCACATTGAACGAACCCAAGATGATTCAGCCCGACATCATTCTACATAACGGGCGAAAATATCAGGTCATGAATGTTGAGGATTGGGGGCCGTATAGAAAAGCGATGGCGATGAAGGTGGAAGAATGAGTATTGCTCGCCCCATCGATATGGAAACCATCGAAAACGCGCTGACGACATGGGTGGTCGATAGTACCGATCTTGTGATTGCCTGGAAAAATCAATCCGTATCTATGCCGCCTTACCCCTATGGGATTTTGCATATCAGCAATCCACCAAAAGCAGTCTCTGATTCGTGGGACGTGAGCAGAGAATACGACGCCACGAGGCCGTTAGAGAAAGAGCTTCGGTTTGATTCTGGCGTGCCTTGTCAGTTTACTGCGGAGTTTCAGACGTTCGTTTTGCGCCCTGATTCTCGGAACCCTTCATACGATGCGATGCAGTACGTTTTACGCGCTGTCGCTGCGCTTCAAAACCTGGAAATGTCCGCGCCGTTGGTTGAATCGGGGATCGCAATGGCTCGCGTAATGCAGCCTCAAAATATTTCGAAAGTTGTGGCCGATGCCCATGTTTCGCGGGCGTTGGTAGAAGTGGTTTTCAACGCGACCATGAGCACCGTTTGGTATACGGGGTTCATCGGTCATGTAAACATGACATCGACCGTGACGAATGTTGAAGAAATTATCACGGTGACTGTGTAGGAGGATTTTGCATGGCGTCGAATGACATTGTCGAAGTATCAGTATTAGTCACCACGAAGGCGGCACAACAAACCAGTTTTGGTATTCCCGCCGTGCTGTCTGATTTCCCGGTGCAGTTGTCCCAAACAAAAACATTTCCCGAGCGAACGCGAGTCTATACTGCGGTGTCGGATATGATTACCGATGGATTCACCGCAACGCACCCCGCCGTTTTGGCGGTCGGGCAAATTTTGAGCCAAGAGCTTTCCCCGAGCGAGGTCGTCGTGGGGCGCTGTAAAAATGGAAGCCCGATGGTGATCAAGGTCACGCCGAACACGTCGGACATTCGGGCGGACTATGACTACCTTGTTACGCTCAATGGTGAAGAAGTAACTCTCACATCATTGGACAACGCAGCCGCCAAGGTAACGGATTCTACAACGTACCCGGTATCTGACCAGACCGGCTTGACGGAGAAGATTACGGTTGACGGCGGGACCGAGCAGACCGTTACTTTCAGCACGTGCACGAGCGCGGCACATGTGATCACGCGGATCAACGACCAAACCACGGGGCTTGTGGCCTCTGACGTCGGCGGGCACGTTGTGCTGACCTCGGACACGACCGGGCCCTTGTCCACCATCGCTATTGGGACTGGCACTTGTGCGCTTTCCTGGGGCACGCCTAGCAACGGCGCGGCGCAGATTGGTGCGAACATCTGTGATCAGCTCAAGACAGAGATTGACCTGCTCGGGTACGACATCACAGTTGCCGACGGCACGACATACGTCACCATTACGGCGGACGCTGTTGACGACGCGTTTTCGTTTTACGCGAATGAGCCTCGTTTGCTGCTCGTCGAAGACAACACGCCGAACGTTTCACCCGGAATCGTCGAGGACATCGTTGCGATCCAAGCTGAAAACGACACGTGGTATGGGTTGACCACAACGAACCAGGGCGCGGCGGTTGCCGCGGCGGCGGCGGTTTACCTTGAGACACTGGGAAAGGTATTTATCGCCAGCTCGCCAGATTACGATCTTACGACCACGGCAAGCAACGACATCGGAACGCTTTTAAATACGGCGTCCTACAACCGCACGGCGGTGTTTTACCATCCAAAAGCGAACGTGCAATTTCCCGGCGCCGCGCTGTTTGGTCGGTGCCTTCCCGAGACTATCGGCAGCATCACATGGGATCTAAAGTCGCTTGTCGGTGTGGATTCGATCTACTTGACCCCGACCGAGATCACCAACTTGATGGGAAAGAAAGTCAATTTCTACACGACCCAGCACGGGATCGCCATGGTGCAAAATGGCGTGTTCTCTTCGGGCCGCCAAATCGATATCACAAATGCAATCGACTTCATTGTTGCTCGGATGCAAGAGCGGATCGTTACTCTGCTAGCCAGCGTCGGAAAAGTTCCCTACACCGATCCCGGTATCGCGCTCGTTGAAAACGAAGTCAAAGCCGTGCTGTCGATGTGTGTTGGTCAGGGAATTCTCGCCGCCGACCCCGAGCCGGTAGTTACCGTGCCCGCGGTTTCGAGCGTGTCGTCGTCAGACAAATCGACCAGGGTTTTGAACAGTGTAGAATTTCAAGCGACGCTCGCCGGAGCCATTGAAAAAGTAGTTATCAGCGGCCGAGTGGTGCTCTAAGGAGGTTTGAACATGCCGAATAGATCAGGTTTGGTGACGACTTTGAACGCGGCCGAGGTATACATAATTGCAGGGCCGATTATCGTTACCGGTTTCGCCGATGGGTCGTTTGTGAAAATCACACGTAACGAGGACACCTATACCCTCGTTGTAGGGACTGACGGCGAGTCGTGCCGCTCGATGACGAACAACCGAAGCGGCACCATCGAATTCACTCTCGGCCAGTGGTCGTCTTGCAATTCGCAATTTAGCGCGCTGCTCAACACGGACGAAAAGACCGGAGACGGAATCATCCCCGTGATGGTTAAATACAAAATGTCCGTGTACGCAGCCGAAAAGGCGTGGGTAAAGAAGCCATCGGATCAAGAGTATTCTCGCGAGGCGGGATCTCGTGTGTGGACGCTCGAAACCGGATTCTTGACCATGGTTGACGGGGTCATGTGATGAGCCAGAAAGACCCAGTTATCAAGCGGATCGGCGACTACAACTTCAAGATGTTCATGTTGCCGCCGCTGTTGAGTAATCGGCTTCTGTTGGAAGTCACGAAGATGATCGGCCCGAGCGTCGGGCCGGTCGTCGACATGATTTTCAATTCCGCCAAGAGCCGTAACACCGACGCGCTCGATATCGAGTTGGGATCTGACTTTTTTTCCAAGGCCGCGCAGGCGCTTTTCAAAGATCTCGAAGTTGCGACCACGGAGCGATTGATCGAAGCGTTTTCGAAAGTGACCGCTGTTGACGATCAGCCGCTCGAAGGGCGTGTTGATTATTTCTTCATCGGCGAGCTCGATGTGATGTACCAATGGCTCGCGTGGGGATTAAAAGTGCAGTGGGGAAAGTGCTTGGGCTCCTTGGTGAACGCGATAAGCGCGCAGCAGGGGGTAACACTAGCGCCCGCAGTATTGCCGTCCCTGAAGGGTTAGAGTGGCTTGTGTGGCGTCCTGTAGTGGAGGGCGCCGCGACTTTGGAGGAGGTGAACACCTACTATGATTTGCTCGACCTTCTACGGCTCCACGACGCGCTTGATTTCAAAGCGAGACTTTCTCAAGTGGATGAGTAATTCATGGTAGTCCGCGAACTAGTCGCCATGCTAGGCGTACGCACGGACGCCGCGAGCTTCTCAAGAGCCAACTCATCAATGTCTAAGCTCACGGGTTTTGCCCGCACGCTTATCCCCGCGCTCGGCGGCATCGGTGCGGCGTTCGCCGTCAAAAGTATGGTCCAAAAAGCGAACGAAGCGAACAAGGTTTTAGGGCGATTGAAGCTTGCTTTCGGGGAAAATGCGGACGGCGTGGCGAAATGGGCGGAAGACATCGGAGAGGCCACGGCTCGGAGTGAAGTCGGTATCCAAAAGATGGCGGCGGGATTGGGTATTACGTTAACGCCGATGCTCGAAGGCAACAAAGAAGCCGCCGCCGCGATGTCAAAGCAGATTACCGAGCTCGCGCTAGACCTCGGTACGCTGGGCAAGGGTTCTCCGGAAGACGCTTTACAGGCGATACAGGCTAGTTTGATGGGCGCCGCGCGGCCGATGAAGCAATACGGCGTGCTAATGGATGACGCTGCAATTGAAGAGTGGTCGAAATCGAAGGGCATGAAGGCCAATCTTAAGGGCATGACGCAGCAGCAAAAGATGCAATTGAAGATGAATTACTTGCTGGACAAGACATCTTTTGCGCAAGGTCGTGCCAAGAAATCCTCCAAGGGCTATGACGGACAGATGCGGTCTTTGGAGAACGCTCTAGAGGACGGTTCGATCGAAATAGGAAAGCAGTTAATCCCCGCAATTCTCGCGATTGTTCCAGTGATAAAATCTGTGGTTGATGTCATCGGGCCATGGATTACTATTGCTGCAAAATTGATTGCTAAGTTGGCAGAGTTGACCAAGGTTATCGTTAAATTTGTTGAAAGTTTGCCGAAGGAAGCCAAAATCCTTTTGATAGCGGCATCCCTAGTAGTCTTTCGAAAAAATTTAGGTTTTCTGTTTGGTCCTATGGGAAAATGGACGATATTATTGACGGCGCTTGCGCTAGCGTTTGACGATTACCAGGCATATAAAGAGGGTCGTCCTTCCGTCATTGCTCATACTAAAGATTTTTGGACTACTGAAAACGACGATATGCGGTACGCGGGCAAGATGATCCAATTGTATTTCGAGGATATGGGAAATACAATTTGGCTTTT